GGATACAGAGCCACACCACCCACGCGAGCATGAGCAGGAACAATGAACTCAAGACCGCGCTGCTGGGGCGGGAAAAGCTCCAGGGGTTGGGGGATGTGCAGTTGCACTTTCTCGGGGTCACGCTTGTACACCACCATGCGGTTAGTGTTCAGAACGCTGTTGTCTGCATCCAGTTGGTTGATAGGTTCAACGTTACGGATGTAGGGGTTGGTACGGAGGAAATACTCAAGCACAGTCACGTCCGAAGAATCGGAGTTGCGAGTGGTGCTGATTTTGTTGTAGTCCTCGTAAGCCAACAGGATGGTGTCGGGCTGCTCCTTCATGTTGGAGGCGTTGATGATGGCGCTAACGCCATAGTTCAACAGTTCCAGCATTTCTTGGGCAGTGGCTGTATCAAACCACTTGTCAGCAGCAATAACGTCAACAGTGGCGTTGTTGAAGAAACCAGCCAGGCCAACGCTCGATTCACCGAACATTGCAACGGCTTCAACTTTCTCTTCGTAAGCACGACGAACGGCAGAAGCGCGACGTTGCTCAAGAGCAATGTTTGCCATTTGAGCGGCACGCAATTCCTGCACGGTGTAGCCGAAGCTACCGCCGAACGAACGGATGTTGATGCTCTTCTCCACTTGGCTAATGTCGGCGCGGGGCAGATCATCAGCAGCGTCCGCAATCAGCTTGAACTCTCCAGTGGAGTCCATGATGCGGAAGGTGAAGGTTTGTGCGCCAGGACCAGCTTCGCTGGTTACAGGCAGCAGGGTGGGGTATTTGATGTCGGCATAAGTGACTTCAAATACTTGGGGGCGGATGAACTCAAGCTGACGCTCAAGAAACAGGCCCGCTTCGTCCATGCGAAAATCAGACATTAGTAGGGCCTCCTATCAAGAATCAGCGGAGAGAGTGAAGCTAGGACCATTCAGTTCCAGGATCGCCAGTCCGCTACCAGTGGTAGCAGAAAGGAAACGAGCATTGGAAAGGCGAACAGTTTTGCCAGAAGCAAAGGCATGGCTAAATTGACCAGCTTTGCCAGTGCCGCTTGCTGAGAACAGCACGCGAACCACAGACGAAGGATTGACAGCGCCAGTCACATAGACAGCCACTGCGCCTTCGTTGGCAACGTTCAGCACTTGATCAATCTTTACGCCAGGACGGTTGTCGCTATTAAGCGCAGTTTCGTCAACGTAGGTGAGCACGTTGATGCCAACTACGGTGTCGCCACTAGCGGAAAGGGTTTTAGCAGAGTTGGCAACGGTGCCAGCAGAGTTGTACACTTGTACATCACCGAAAGGCAGGACAACTGCGGTTTCGTTGATATAGGTGCCAATGGTGTTGTCGCGGATGTCAGTGAGTTGGCCTTCCAGAAGCGCAGCGTGGGTCAGAGCATAGCTCTGTTGCACACCACCAGCGGAAGCGGTCCCTGACGTGGTAAAAGTTACGGCCATGGGTCAGCGCTCCTTAGAGACGGAGAGAGGGGATTTCCAAGCATTCTGCAGCTTATCCATATAGGACGAAGGAGCAGACATTGGGGAAGCAATGGAAGCAACGGCTTTACGCAGTTCTTCCGTAGCAGCAGAATCGCCACGAGGAGCAGATTCGGCCAAGGTGTCGAACATCGCAGTCACATAATCATCGGAGCGTTCCGACAGATCAGCATCACCACGAATAGCCTTGATGGAAGCTTCCATGATTTCACGGGCAGATTTGCCAGCAAAGTCAAAAGCGGAGTCAAGGGAAGTACGAGCTTTGTCGATTAGCGCAATGCGCTCTTCAACAAGGCTGTCAACATTCACTTGCTTGGCAGCGTCAAGGTCAGTCTTGAGGCTTTCCACTTCTTCGGCAAGGGCATCGGCCCGCCCTTCGGCAGAGTCGCACTTACCTTTCATTTCTTTTTGCATGGCGTCCATTTCTTCCTTCATCTCGGAAGCTTTGGCCATCATGCCATCGTACATTTTCTTCATGTCCTCGTAGGACATTTTGGCGTCTTCCCGTTCTTTGGTGATCGCCAGAGCTACGCTCTCGGTCACCTCAAACTCAGCGCCATCAAAATTGACTTTTGCAGTCATAGATGGTTCCTCAATGGGAGTAAATAGAGAAGGATCGGCAGCATCCAGACGATCTAGATGAAGCTTCACTTGCGGGCCAGCGCGACCTCTGCGAACAACAGCAATGTGATTTCCGTTGATTTCCTTTTGGATGCCATCGTAATTCTCACCACTGTCAGTTACACCAGGAGTCGCCTCGTAATTGACGCGATAGCCTGCGCTGACCTCCTTCGCATCACCACGCATAATGCGCTCAATGGCATCTTTATCAGTGATAGTCATAACTGCACGGACAAAGCCGTTGTCATATACCACTTCAGTGCCACTGAAGCCAATTTGATAGTCCTTGGTATTGGCACTATCTAATAAGACTGGCGGGTGCTCAAGAGTGATTGCTTTGCCCGCAAATGAGGCCAAGCTTTCAGGAGACGCCACTTCGGTTTCGGGACGATATTCGCGACGAATGGAGCCATCAGCGTCGGTGTAATGTTGTACACCAGTACGCGCAATGGTTGCCCAGGCACGAAGATAACCCTCAGGGGTCACTTCGTACTTGTCAATCGGCGCTACATCGTAACGAAAGCAGGTGTCGCTCATGGCAATACTCTATCAAGAAATAAAACGCGAGATAGACTAACTTAGGAAATACAGCCTAAAAATGCAGCATATTCAGCATCGGCGCATCACCACAAAAGTAAAAGCTCCCATGCTTTCCATGCAGGAAAGTAGGCAAGTGATTGGACAGCGCATAAAAGAAGCTCGTCTCAACAGCGGCATGTCACAATGCGACATAGCGGCCATTCTTCATTGCGACCAAACCACCGTTTCGCGAATGGAGCGAGGTATTATTTCGCCTGACTGTGCGGAGATACGCTTGCTTAGTTCTGCTTTTCAGCTTTCAATTTTGTATCTTCTTGGCTATCCCACATTTGTAGTCTCCGCAGTAAGCGAAGATTAATCATCGTCCTCTTCATCCGACAGTTCTGCAAGTTGACTTTCAATACCTTCCATCACATAAGACTTTGCAATAGCCTCAGCCTCAAAAACCAGCATCTTCACCTGATCAAAATGCTCGTCAGGCTTGTCATAGGCATTGATGACAAAAATGTGGGTTTCATCGAGGCGTCCATTTTTGAAATGCTGTTCTTCGACGAGGCGCCACTGTGAGGTGTTGCGGTGCTCGTTGGCAGAAAGAATGGCAAGCGCTTTCATAACGCCAATGCCATCCTCCTCTTCTTCAATCACCCGCACGTATTCGCTCATTGATCTTTAGCGCTTTCAACCATCTTAATAATGCGATTGGCCCATGCCTTACCCGCGTTTCCTCCCCATAGCAACCATGCGATGTAACCAGCATCATCTTCCCCTCCGCTTTTGTTCTTTTCATGGCGAGAGAAGAATGCAGCCATCCTTTTGATCGTTGCATAGCTCACGGCGCCGCCACCAGCCAAATCAGAAGCTCTTGCCACTCCACTTCCAATGCCCTGCTTGCCAGCCTCTTGCGTGCTAAGACCGCCTTTGCCGTGCTTCTTACGCAGTTCTAGGCCGCGACGAGCGGCAGACCGTACAGACGATGGAGGGGAGAATGACTGGGCATCTCCCCTCAATCCTTTCCCTGTTCTTCCTCCTCTTCTCCTTCTTCTTCCATCGCCTCTTCTTCTTGAAGCACTTGGCGAATGAATGCCCGCATGTACTCTTCGCTTGCATCCTTCTTTGGCATGCTCATGCCAGCTTCAGAGAGGGCAATTGCAACCGCTTGCTTGTAGTTTTTAATGGGGTCGCCGCTACTGCTTTTCAGCGTGCCTGCCTTGAATTCCTTCATGACGCGAGACACTTTTGCTTGCTTTTGCTTTTTGGTCATGACAAAAATTTCGCTCTAAGAAATAAAGCCTATTGGGGCTGTTTCAATTTTCATATTAGGGAAGAATTTGTCGCGATATAGCACCAGGCCTGTTATCAATCGTTCAGCTATAAAGGCTAAGGCACGTTTGTCATAACCATCAATAGAAAGAAAGCGCTCCTTGTATCGGCTCCATATAGGTGACAAACAGGTGAATAATGTTTCCATGAATAATTGATAATGAATCCTCGGGCCACGCGCCATGTTGCAACCAATGAATAAATTTTGAGCCCACAGCTTATCAATCTCTTCTCTGGTAAATGCCCATGCGCCACTATCCGCCAGCTCTTTCGTGATAGCAGGTGCATCAAAGCCCGAGTGTCCGCCATAAAATTGCTGCTCAAGGCTGCAGCTAAACTCTGCAAATTCTGGCACATATAAAGTATCTTTTACATACCAAATCTCCGCTGGCTCTATCCAGTTGCGCCGATATTGAGCATTTCCGATATTACTTTGTTTTGCATTTTTAAGCATCCAATGAATACAAGACAGCTCCCCCCAATATTTATTCAAGGAGGAATAGTCAGCGTTTTCATCGTCAAAAGCGTAACCCTTTAGTCGCAACTTTTCTCGTTCTTTTTCATTAAGACTACAACTTCCTCCCATGATGGGAATAATTTGAGACTGCGCTTGGTAACGCACTTCTTCGCCAGGAATGCACACGGCATAAATTGCGCAATCAGACGGTTGCATATACCTGCCTCGCAGCCCAAAGTTCGTTGTAATTGTTTACACCCTTGGCCCCAACGCCAGTCAAGTCGCCCCCTCCCGAAGGCTTGCTCCACGCCATGATCGTGCCATCGGGCAGCACAAAGGCACGATTCTTTTGTTCGTGCGTGGGTGTCAGTTCTAGATAATCGCCGTAGACGAAATTGGCATTGCCGCCATTTGCAGCAAGAGCTGCTCCTAGTAATGTTGGGCCAGTGGGGCACAATGGAGTGATTCCGTAGTACTGTTCGTGACAGTTGTTGACAATCATTTCAATGGCAGTAGTCAGTGCTATGTTGTCGGGCTTTGAATAAAGAACAGTGGTCGCGCAGGCCCAAGTGGTGTAGCTAAATCGTTGAATATCGCGGAAGGCCAAAAATTCAATACGATCTCCCACCTCCACTGGATTTACCATTCTGACGGCAATGTCCATGTACCACCCTCCAAGCTTATTCAACAAGCAAAACCTGCCAAGATCAGCTTTATACGAATAGGGCTTTAGACAGTCGTAGGCCCATAGCACTTCCCCTGAATAGTTAGCTTCAATGAAGGCGCGAAGGGTTTCCTTGGTGTAAATGTGATGGTCTGCGTCAGGAAATGCTTGACGTACAGTGCCCGTGGCGTGTCCTAGGAATGGTGACAGTTCGGCGCCGTTATCAGAAAGAAAAATTTGTGATACTTGCATGATGATTAAACAATTTTTGCGGGGGTGCCAAAACCTTTAAACTCTTGATCACTTGGCTTTTGATTAAGCACTTCATTTACGATGCGCAACATCTTTTTGGTGATGACAGGCCAGGTGAATTGCTTTTCGTGAATGCGCTCGTAGCACCAATTACCAGCAGCCTTCAAAGCATTACGATCCTCGTAGTAGTAATTAAGGATGTCAGCAACGCTACTGGGGTCAGGCAGTAAACGCTCTAAACCATAGTTTCTATCAGTTTCGGAACCGTTACAAGCGATGCGTGGAATGTCATTAAAAATCTCCTTAAGACTTGTGTGGTCGGGTACTACTTGCGCAACGCCTGTAGCAGCATGCTCACTGTTCACCAGGCCCCATCCTTCGCCTATGCAGGTGTTTAGGCCAATATCAACAGAGTTGTAAACCTTGTTCAATTGTTCAATGGGAAGGCAGTTATGCGT